TTACGACCCTGCTAATCCTGGCTGGGCTTGGATGTCTAACAACTCTGTAGAGGCTAAAGTCGGTTCAGACTTCTCTAAGATTATTGACGGCATTGTTCGCAATGGTGAGCCAGGCGTTGTGTGGATGGATGTATCCCGTAAGTACGGAAGACTTATTGACCCACCTAACAACAAGGACTGGCGTATTGCTGGCTACAACCCTTGTGCGGAACAGTCACTAGAATCTTTTGAATGTTGTACCTTGGTTGAGACTTACCTTAATCGTCACGACTCACTTGAAGACTTTAAGCGCACACTTAAGTTCGCTTATCTATACGCAAAGACTGTAACTCTTCTACCTACACACTGGGAAGAGACAAACGCAATTATGCAACGCAATCGCCGTATTGGAACTTCAATCTCTGGTATTGCAAACTTTGCGGATAACAATGGTTGGACAACACTTCGTGATTGGCTCAATCAAGGTTACGAAGTCATTAAGAAGTACGACGAGTCTTACTCTGAGTGGCTTGGCATTCGTCAATCAATCAAGATGACAACAGTTAAGCCATCAGGAACTGTATCTATCCTTGCTGGTGAGTCTCCAGGGGTTCACTGGGCATCAGGCGGTAAGTTCTTTAACAGAGCAATCCGCTTTGCTAATACTGACCCTATGCTTCCATTGTTCAAGATGGCTAACTACAGAGTTGAACCTGCCTCTGAATCTCCTGACACTACTTCAGTTGTGTTCTTCCCAATTGAAACTAATGCTAAACGAGCAGAAAAAGAAGTTTCAGTTCACGAGAAGGTTTCTTTAGCGGTAGTGGTACAGCGTTACTGGTCAGATAACTCTGTATCAGTCACAGTTACCTTTGACCCAGAGAAAGAAGCCGAAGCAATCCCATCTATCTTGCACATGCACGATGGTCAGTTAAAGACTATTAGTTTCTTGCCTATGGGTAACGCTGTCTATCCACAGATGCCTTACACACAGATAACTAAAGACGAATACGAGGACGCAACTATGAAGTTGTTCCCTATTGACTTCAGCGGTGTTTATGCGGGTATGGCTTCTGACGCAATCGGTGAGGCTTACTGCACTACCGATGCTTGCGAAGTGAAACTGATTAAAGAAAATCAATAGTTACAAAAGAAAGAAGCCCCTTACCTTTTGGTAGGGGGCTTTCTTCTTTAATAGTTATTTCTTTTTATTAGGTTTGTTCTGGTTGTTGTTTTCAGCAGAACGAGCACGCTTCTTTGCTAGTTGTGCGGCTTTGTTAGCAGAACTTCTATCTGCTCTTGCCTTTGCTTCTCCTTCAATCTTCTTTTGGCGCATTGTCACAATTGAAATAGGTTCGTGATGAACTGTACCTTCCATAACAACACCTTTGCGATTATAACGAACTCTAATCACATGGTCTGCTGAATTAGGATGACGTGCTGTTGAAACAACATCTCCGTTAGGAAGTATTTGTCTTGTTCCCACGGTTGAAGCGTGGGCTATTTCGCTTGAAGTTGCTTTAGCCATGTTCTAAGGATACAAAAAATCCCCCTACATCTGGCGCTATAGGGGGATTTATTCTTGTAGTTACTTATTGATAGCGGCTATCTTTACGTAACCAGTCTTCTTTCGGTTACGAGAGCCAGGTAACTTACCCCCTGGGCCCTTATGTGCTGCTTGTCGTGCCGCTAATGCGGCATCAATTTTCATTTGGTTCTTCTTTGCTCCCATTTGCTTTCCCTTCTGCTAAGGCTTTTACTTTACCATAAATGAGAAAGCCCCACCATTTCTGATGGGGCTTCTCGTGTCGCTTCTGCTATTGCTTTACAGGGAACTTACTCATCCATTGCTTTACTTTGGGTGTGCTAGTTCCTTTCCATGCTGTCCAGTTCTCTCCGCCATTGCTCATGTGATAAGCAATTTGGGCATTGACAACAGGGTTCAGCAAGTCAGAGTTTGACTTTAAGCCAAATTGTTCTCTTCTATCAACTCCAAGTTCGCCAAGCATATTTACTTGAAATACGCCGTAGGAGTTATCACCTGTATTGGTGTTCCCGTTGTGGGCAAGGGGACGTCCGTTAGATTCTTTCTTAGCAATCGCCCACGCTTCTTTAAGGTCGTGACCTTCGAAACCGACTGCTGAAAGCAATTCGACCAACTGTTGGTCGGTCAAAGTATGAGCGTTCTCATACTTCTTTAGAACTGCTTCTTCCTTGTTTACTTGTATTTCTACTGCTTCGGCTTTGGTTGGTGCTACAGCCTCAGTTGTACTGATTGCTACAAGACCGCCAGCCAGCATTATTGCAATGCCACCTAGCCCCAATGCTCTTAGCCTTACTTTTGCTTGGTCTTTCTGTATTGCTATTACTTTTGCAGAGGCTTTTGCTAAAGACTCTGCTCTTGCTTTCGTTTGTTCTTTCATCTTTCACTCCAAATAGTCGCTGACAACCTCGGCTGCCTTTGACTGCTGGTGACGGATTCGGTGTAAATACCTTTCCGTCGTTGTGATTGACTGATGACCTAAACGCTCTTTGACCTCGTGAACATCTACTCCGCCCTTCAAGAGAAGGGTGGCGTTAGCGTGTCTAAGGTCGTGCGTTTTGGGATACCAGCCAATACCTGACTTGGTTATGGCTTCGTTCCAAGTGGTTCTCCACCTGTCACGAGGTAAATGTCTTTCGCTTTTGCTATTGCTTTGGCTTCTGCTATCGCTTCTGCTATTGCTTTCGCTTTTGCTAAGGCTTTTACCTTTGCCTTTCGCTTTGTCCTTTCTGTATTGACTGCGGTATTCCTTTACCGCTTGCTTGCATTGACTGCACCTACACCCACCGACATTGTATGAATACGCTGTGGCGTGCTGGAAGGTCTTGTTTCCTTCCTTGTAGGGCTTCCCTTCGCTTTTGCTAGGGCTTACTATCTTACCCTCATCTAAGACCAGGTGCTTCGAGAAGACCAGTTCTTCTTTTGATAAGGCTTTTGCTATGACAAACGCTTTAACTTCGGCTATTAGACTTGCGCTTAGTGTTACTGTGCGCTTATGCCCGTTTTTTGTGGCGGGAACTACTAAGAACCTTTCTCCATTGTTTAATTCTTTTCCTACATCACTTACGCTTCTGCGAACATAGACTTCTTTTGATTGAAAATTGAAGTCTTTTACTCGTAGTTCTGTTGCTTCTCCGAACCTGAGTCCTGAGCCTACGAGAAACCTAGCGAACAAGCGTGAGCCTTCTGTGGGTAAGTTCTTTAAGACCTTTGAGAAGTCTTTAGCCTCTAGCGTGTATGTCGGGTCTGGTCTGCTTGTAGGTGTCTTTATGCGGTGTGCTGGATTGACTTGGATTACCTCATCATCAACTGCTTGCCTAAAGAGATAACTTAGGGCAGTTTTGAGGTGTGCGATTGTGCTTGGACTTACCCCTTCGGATTGCAGGGAGTCAAACATCTTGCGTATCTGTTGCTTCTTTATGCTGGCGACTTTTTCGCCGCCGATAACTGGTAAGGCATACTTCTTAAGAAGAATGAGATAGTGCCTTTTGGTTGCTAGTCGGACATCATTTCGTTTCATAAGTTGTTCAACATAGATTGCAACTGTGTCTTGGTATTCGGGCAGAACATCAAGAGAACCTTCTTCTGCCAATAGCCCTGCTTGCAAGGCTTTAGCCCTGCTTGGGAATGTGCCTACCGATTTGGCTTTGCCTGTGTCTGCGTGCCTGTAATAGCCTGTGAAACGGCTACCACGCTTGACTACATACGCCATTGTTCGCCCCCTTTGCGCTAGGAATAGAACAATACCTACTGGTGAGTAACTTAGCAAATTGGCAAATAAAAAAGGGGGCAGATAGCCGATTGGCTACCTACCCCCTTTTGGGTGCTAAAGAAGTTATGCAATCTTCTTTACACTTGCTGGTTGTGTATCTTCATACATTACATTCAACCAAGTGCCTTGTTCTTTATGAGTCTTGCGCCTATGGCAATTACTACAACGAACAACACACTTGCGTACTTCGTCTTTTACTTCTGTAAGAGTTATGCCCTTCATTATGTGAGCCTTGCCGAGATTAAACTTCTTATCTCGTAAGTGGTCAAACTCTAAAATGCGTGGGTCTTTCTCTCCACAATCAACACAACCATTGGTAACTCTGTGTTGATAAAGAAAGTTGCGAACCTCTTTATTGCGTTGCAAGTGCCAATCTTTTTTGGCTTGCTTACGACAAGTTATGCAGTAATTATCATAAGCATTGTAACTTTTGCCAGTTGGTCGCTTACTAAAGTGTTGTAACTCTTGCACACTTTTGCAAACACTACATTCTTTTAGACCTTGCTCAAACAACGCCGTAAGTCTTGCACCTGTTGGTGAAATGACTCTTACTCTTGGCTTGTAGTAATAACCTTTGGCTTTCGCTTCGGCTTGCATACACACCTTGCACTTAGCCCTCTTGCCATACTTACCTTCTTTTAGGTCATAGAAAGAAGTAAGTCGTTTTGTTTTTAGGCATTTACTACACTTCTTGCTCTTTGGTGTATTCACCTATCACCCCCTATCTCTTAGTGTTTTTTCAACGCAGTTGTAGCAGAACCACAACACAACTTCATTGACACTATCTCTAATTTCTTTACCATTTGCATAGACACCCTTTTGCTCGCAATCATCACAAGTTTCCATTCGGTCATTAGGTGTAATTTTTCTTGCAGTTACATACCCCACTTACTTTCTCCTTTCATCTCTTAGTGCTACTTGCAAGTCACGAACCTTCTTTAGCAACTTGCCTTGTTCCCTAATACTAATAACCATAACTAAACACGAAGTTGCTAGTGCAATAGTTATGCCTATGAGTGTGCCTGTATCTAAATACATTTACTTATCCATTCACTAGTGCAGACACCTGTGCGTAGGCGTTAGCGTGTTCGTAGCAAACCTTTTCGGTTGGTATGCCTAACATAAATGCGTCTGTTCCTGAATAAACTACTTCATCACTTTCGCAACCTCTTACAATGCACTTCATTTGCCTTCTCCTAACACCTTGACTTGGTAATCTTTATCGTTGAAGTCTTGTATTGACATAACTTCTTGTGTCTTATCCATAACTACTTGGTAAAGACTTTTTGTTGCGGATACATCTTTATCATCTACTACCACACCGATTTCCGTTGTGAGTTCAATTAGATAGTGCTTCTGTGCCATTTGTTATTACTTCCGTTTCTGTATTCCATAGTTCTTTATCGGTTTCTATTTCTTTATCTTTACAACTCCAGCAGATAGGGTGTTCATCTCCTACTTCAACTATCTCTGAACACTCTTTGTTGTATTCACACCGATAGCAATAGTGGTGTTCTAACGCAAACTGCTTGTAATCTTCACAACCCCTAAACTCTCCGTCATAGTTGATTGTGAAGTTACCTTTACTTCCTGTTATGTCACCCCAGTATTCATAACTTTCTTCCCAGTAAGTCCAACGAAAGAATAGTTTTGGATACTTCTTTATGACTTCTCGCATAATTGGTTCAGGTGGTGACCACGCAGTTCGGTAATCAAACCTAACTTCTCCACATTCCCATTGTTCTGTTGTTTCGTAGTCAATGGCACACTCCCACTTAGTAAGCCAGTTCTCGTTGCGCCAGTTATAACAACCATCACTTGTATAAAGAAGTTCATCAGGCATTGGGATAATTCTATTAAACGCAAACT